AGGGCCACCCATTGGGCTGAAGCAATGCGGAGGGTGTCCTTATCGCCGCGGAAGGTTAACTGTACCACCCGGCCGTTTCCGCTGTTGTCGTAGGCGCGGTTTACCTCGATGTAATCGTAAGCAACCGGTGACGGGATTGGTAAACCTTGGATCGTTGCCATGTTATTCCTCGACAGCCTGGGCTGTTCTTCCTGTGTTCACGCGAACGGCTCGGGTCTCGTTGGTTTGAATCTTAATCTGACCCACCAGAGTGTTGACCCATCCAGGAGGCGCTTCCGTTGAAAACATTGAGGTCTCGCGTTTAACTTTGCTGTCTATTGTTCCAATAGTGCCACTTGGCATTGATAATGACTTTAAATCCTTGGAAACGACAGGAGATGAATCAAGCGCTCCTCCAAGGCCGATTCTATAAGGCTCCATCTCTTCTCTGAACTTTTTGAAAACACTGCTAAACACATTGTTATACACTATCAGCTCTTTAGCAGCTTCCTCGACTTTGTTTCCAGCGTATGTAACATAAGGCACCGCAGCAACAGTAACTTGCCGCATTATCTCATCCATACGGTCGGCTAATTTTCCAACCTGATCAATTTGTTCTTTAGAAACTAAGTTGATTGGCCCCATGTCTTTAATTTTAGCCATAGCACCCGCAGCCTTTAAGGCTTCCTCGCCCAAGATGGCCATCATTGCTGCCTGTGTCTGGGCGCTGCTTCCTGCGCCCTTGTGCGCTTGGCCCATCCTTGAAATTAAGTCGATGTTCGAGAGGCTCTTCTCGTTTAGTTCAGTGACTGAAAAACCAAGTGTTCTGAAGTATTCCCGGGCCTTCCCACCTTCCTCAATAGCCTTTAGGCGCTCCTGGCTGACTTTTGTGATCGACTTGGCCATAACCTCAAACGAGACCCCTGTTTGGCCTGCCAGCACTTGGAGACGCTGCACATCGTCGGTGCTGATGTTAAGCTGCTCGGATAAGTCCCCGATGGCGTCGACTGTCTCAATGACCTTTTTTGTAAAGGCACCAATGGTAGCGACGGATAGCGCGGCGCCTAGTTGGGCGCCAATGGTTGATCGAAATTTGTCGGTCGTGCTCGAAGCCTTTTTTAGGCCGCTTTCGTAGGCTGAACCGTCCAAGCCGAGCTTTGCGATGAGTGAGAAAATGGCCATGTGTTAGTTCCTTACTGTCTCCCGTTGTTGACCCAGGCGCCAGAGGGCATCGTTCTTATCGTTCCACAACTCGACCTGACCGTGCATTTCGGCGTTGGTCAGGAAGAACCTTTCGGCATCGGTCACCGGCATATTTAGAACCGTCTCCTCGGTGAATCCAATGTCGACCAGGCCAACCAGAAGCCTTTCGGGCCAGGGCATGGCGGCCTCCCTGGATCCTGCACCCGGCTGCCGTAGAACTTCTGGACAGTCGGACTTGTCGCCGATCCACTCCTGTAGGATTTGGCATTCCTTGACCAGATCGGACTTGCTGACCTTCTGGCGCATCAGCCGGAGCGGCACCCACCGGAACACCGAGGCCATGGTCTTGATCGACTCCTTGGCGGATTGGCTGCACACGACGACAGCCTCGACCAAATCATTGGCGCTGGCTTTGCCTCCGGTGACGAATGGGGATCCCAGACGATGCAGCAGGATAGCGTGGCCGACAGTAAACGGCACCATGCGCAACCCTATCACAATCGGACAGGGCTTCGCAGTTGCGTTCAGGATGGCGACCAGGCTGCTCACGCGTTCAATACCTTGGCGGCGCCTGCGGTCAGGTTCTTAAACTTCTTGACCGTGATCGAGACCATGGCTTTGCCGCTCTGGGTCATTTTGACCGATCCGCCTCCAGCATAGATGAATCGACCACCCATCAGAATGTCTTCGGTATTGAGAATGTCTCCATATCCCATCATGGCGATAATGGGAGCCCCAGAGATTCTTACCGTGCCGTTTACCGGAGCCAACGAACAGAACGCCAGGGCTGCGGCGGCAGTAGATCCAGAAGGGATCAGGTTCAGATTGAGAGTCACCCGTTCATTGTATCCGATGTGGCCAACAACCTCGCCGGTGCTATTTCGCACCTCTTCAGTGTCGGCCTCGTGCGTTAAGTCGTAGCTTTCAATTGAGGTGAGGCCGGTGAAAACGGCGTCACTGTTGTTCACTCCAAACATTGTCACCGTAGCCGGTGATCCAAATTGATATGCAAGTCCTTGTGAATTAGCCATAGGTGTCTGAGGTTAGATGGTTGCGCTGCAGTAAAGGGTGAAGGTCCTGGTGAACGTCCTGGACCGATTAGAGATTGAGGATGCCCCAAAGTCCAGAGGGGCGGCGAACTGGGCCGTAAAAGGGCCGCTGGGGTCGTTTGATGGCGCGTCCAGGGCAGAGGCGCCGGAGTCATCAAAGAGCGGCAGGATCCGATTGTCGAGCACCTGGACGGCGGTCAGCATTGCAGACTCATCGGTGTCGTCGGCCGAGAGTTGCAGCTCGACCGCAATCTCAACCTCACAGGTCAAGTCGGTGCGCTGCATTGGCCTGGCCGAGTTGGTCGAGACAATGATGCGCGGGAAGTTGGGCATGGCATCCTGCTCATCCGGGTCGTCGTAGAGGCCGCGGCTGTAAGAGGTGAGGCAGGTGGGCGTGCCGGCACCGGAGGCCGACCAGTCGGTGGCCGCCAGGTAGTCGGCGACTGCAAGTTCAGCTCTTAGGGCGGCGGCGTTCATTTAATTGCGATTCCGTTGTCTTCGAGAACCTTGCCGTTGGCCAGGAGGGCCTCGGCCATGTGATTGATCATCTCCGTCGTCTCGTCGTCCATGGCCTTCTGCATGGCGGTGTTGTAAATTTCAGATACCCGGTTGTATTGGCTGTCGGCGATGCCGGTACGCATCGAAACGAAAGCGGTGGGATTGAATCCAGGAACCGCCTGGAATCCATGTGCAACGGTGCCTTTGTGTACGGCTACATTCTCTTCAGGAAGACCATATTGATTGGCCATTGCAACTAAAGCGCTGTTTGTTTTTTTTGGCGCTCTGTATCCGGCAGGTTTAGAAAGCGGTTTCCATTTAGGGCTTTGAAATTGACTGAATCCGCGGTTGTAGATGCGGATTGATTTCACGACCGCACTGCGAAGATATCCTACCGATCCAATGGACTTCTTCATCAACGCCGAGGCTGCCGCCTTCATTCTTTTTCCGTAAAGACCATGGCCTCCGTTTAGGTTTGCTGTTGGGTTTTTAGCGGCTTTTGCTTGAACGATAAGGTGGACTCTCCTGAGAATCCTTGAGGTTCCGATGCGTTTGCCGGTCTTCTTAGACTTCCGGTTGATGTTTCCAAGCGGCGTGCCGAGGTAGTCGGCGATGCGGCGCCGTTCTTGGCCCGGGCTCTTAGGCGGCACCAGGACAAACAGCCGGACCATCAGGTAAAAGAATCGGCTGTTGATCGCCTTGTGAAGGTCGCGGGACGTGCTCAGCAGATACTGCTTCATGGCAAGGTCGAACTTGTCGCTGTCGACCGTCATGTTGACCCCAAATTTCACTTGGTCTTGGCCCCCAGTTCCAGGTTGTAGTAGGCGCCCGAGGCATCCACCCGGCAGGACAGGATCCGCAAGGTGCGTCCCTGGTAGACCAGTGTCCTACCGACCACCGGCCGAGGCTTGCAGAAGGTTAGGGCGATGCGGTCGGTGTTCTCCTGAAGCAGATAGTAGCCATCCTCCTTGAGTAGCCTGGAGAACTCGGTGCCCTGGTCGAGGGTGTAAAGGGTGGTGTCCATCGTGACCAGGGTGCTGTCCCAGGTCTTCCAGTCGGAAAACTTGACCAGGATCCGGGATGCTACGTTGTCCTGGAATCCACCGGGCACCGGGGTGTTGGCATCTGTGACCATGGCCGGGATGCACCGGATCGACGAGCCTTCCCAGATGAACATCGGCGCCCCCAGCATCTGCTGGAGCACCGTCATGCCCTGCTGGAGACTGGAGCCGATGATGGTCATTAGGCGGTGAAGTAGGTGCCGGAGATTACGATGCGGCTGGTTGCCTGTAGTTGCCCGGCCAGGCTGGTCGAGTCCCCGTTGTCGTAATGGTAAAGCGCGGCGTAGGATGTGCCACCGACAGCTTTTCCGATCACCGCGGTCTTGGCCTGGTTGGTGGCGTTGTCGAGCCAGATGGCCAGTGCGGCGTCGTAGGTGACTGGATCCGGCAGGCTTAGTCGAAGATCGCCGGTGGCAGCTCCGCTCACCGAGTTAATGGTCAGGTCGGCCGTAAAGGTCTCGATGAATCCAATGGCCGTGTGTCGCGCCATGTTGACTGTGATCGCAAAGGTTCGACCACCACCGGAGTCTGTCAGCGTCGGCACCCAGGTCGACGGGGCGGTCAGAGGCAGGGCGGCGTAGATCTCGTTGAAGTTGTCGTTTAGCTTCTGCCCGGCACCGCGGAGGGTGTCCCCGGTGTTATCGTTGGCGATTGCTCCGATGTTGATGATTTGCTGGGCCATATCAGTTTTTGGGCAGGACGTACCAGCCGGCAGGCAGCGTCACCTTGGACGGCCCCACCAGCTTCTTGTCTTTGTCGAATCCGTACACGCTGGCCTTCACCGGCTTGGCCAGCATCACCGGATCACCGGAAGGGACCAGGACCACCTTGGTCATCTGGCAACCGAGGCAGGTCAGCAATGCGATCAGCCAAATCGCTCTTGAGGGCCTCGGGAGCTTTGCCATGTTGCACATCGGTGGGTGGTGTTTCTCGGAACCAGTCGAGCAGGGCCTTGAGGATCTGGTAGATCCAGTTCACTCGGATTTCTTCTCGGCGTCTTTGGCCCAGATGAGGCCGATGCCAGCGGTCACCGCGGCGATGGTCGTGGTGATGTCCAGATGGGTGGTCGGGTCACCGTCGAACAGGGCCTTCATGGCCCCGCCAACAGCGACCAGGATGGCACCGATGCCGGCCAGTGTGGTCTTGGTGTTTTTCATTTGGATCGGAATAAGCGATATGCACCGTAGATGGCGCACAGTAAGCCAATCACGGCGGTGATAAGTCGAACGATGTCGGTGAGCCAGGGGATAAACGAAACAGCGGTTGCCGCTGCTGCTCCACCCATGGAAGCGATCATCTGATTTGTGTCACCGCCGTGATTGGATGCGTCCATTTACGTGGGATTTGATTGGTTTTTCGCAGCTTCTTCTAGGATATCCACCAAGGGGAGACCGACGCGCATATTGTTCACGTCGCCGGCCTTCATACCAATCACCAAGAGCTGGTGGAGCAGTTGGAGCTGTTGCAGTGTGAGTTCGATCTTAATCATGCGGCAGGAGCTTCGACAACGGGAGCCTCGGGCGCAACAACAACCGGCTCAGGAACCGGCTCAACCCACGGCAGCGGCGGAGCGATGACCGGAGGGTTGATCTGGTTCTGGATCTGCGCGGTGACGTTCGCTTCGATGGCGGTCTTATCGACTCCAGAAGCGAAGCACCAATCCAGCACCTGCTGCTCGGTCAGATCCTCGTAAGGCGTGAAGTTCTCGGTCGGCGGCTGGAACGACGCGCTGCCGTAGCAAGTGCCGCTGTAGGTCTTTGCGTCGTCTCCGGTGCCGATGGTTTCGGTGCCGTTGCACCTCCAATCGGCGGTGATGACAACATCGGAGTAGGTGCCTTCGACTTTGCGGACGAGAAGGCGTTCGATGATCCAGTTGATGGTCATATTATTAGGCGTTCTTCAGAGCGTTGACTTCAGCGGTGAGTTCCTTGATGGCGGCAACCAAGATCGGAACAACCTTCGATAGATCGACCTGCTGTGGTTCGATTTCACCATCTTTAGTTACGGCATCCTTTTCTCCGGTAACAGCAAACGGAACCACTTCAGCTAGTTCGTGGGCCAAGAAACCTTCGCCAACCTTTCCGTTAGTTTTCCACTTGTAGATGGACGGCTTGAGCGCGTTCACGCGATCCAGACCACCAGTGAGAGGCTGAACCGATTCCTTGAGTCGATAATCAGAGGAGTTATTGTATGCGGTGTTTGTTCCATCCTGACTGATAGAACCGACAGTGACACCGTTGGAACGGAAAAGAGCAATCGTTCCAGAGATTGCAGTCGTAGTGTTGTAGAATAAGCCGGGGTTAGCGTCAGTTTTGACAGCAGAGAAAGTTCCGTCCGGTTGAACCTGAGAACCGGCAACGGTGGTACTGCTCGCCGTCTTCCCCACCAGCAAATTCCCACTCGCATCGAGGGTCATTGCTGGGTTCCAAGTGATTGGATTGTTTGCAGTTCCGGTGGAAGCGGTGTTATACCATGTGTGAACACCAGCTCCACCTATTGAATACCGAGAGGCTCTGTCTCCAGTGTATTTGAACTCCCAACGCTGATCGGTCTGATCGTAGTAGGCGTTCCACAAAAGGTCGATTTCACCCGAACCGGCACCACTAGAAGCAAGGCCGCAGGAATACTGCATATCCAACGCTCGCCAAACCGTGGTCGTAGTAGCCCACGCACTCGGCGTAATCCCCACGCCGACGTTGCCGTTCGTATCCAGAAGCATCTTTTCTACCGCATCAATACCAAACGAAAGACCGTAGCCGCTGCTGGTCGTTGTTATGCCAAACTTGCCCGTGCCAGCGGTGCCTGTGTTGGTAATTCGACCACCTCGACTGCTGTCCGAGGTGTTTTCAAATTGCATGACATTGCCGCTTGCGGCGGCAACTACTAGCTTGTAACCGGGACTCGCCGTCCCCACGCCCAGCCCCGTGGAGTTCAGGCGCATGGCTTCGGCAAAGGTTCCGCTTCCTACTCCGAAAGCAATGGAACCGCTGGACCAAATGGCAGACAAGCCGCTGCTGACATTGTTGAAAACAAACGATGTCGTCGCATCATCGGTAAGACGCAACGCTCCATCAATCGTGCTTCCAAGCGGCTGGCTAATCTGAAGGCGCCCAGAAGAAGCGTTTCCAGCAAAACCAATTCCAACATTGTTGTTTCCGCTGTTAACCTTAAACGTGCTGGTGTCCACCGTCAGATCGCCGCTGATGGTGGCGCTGGCGAGGGTGGCGGATGGCGAACAAGCGAGGATGTTGTTGATCGAGATGCGCTTGGTCGTACCGGATGCCGCCATTGACGTATCTGAAACGTCAACAATCGGCATCATGTCGTTTGCGGGATCGGCCGCAGTAAGGGCCGTCAGGGCTGTTATCTTTGAGTCTGCCATGGGTCAGTTTGATTGAATTTGAAGTTTTCCGTCGTCCTCCCGAAAGAGGAAGCCAGCGTCCTCTCTCAGCAAGGAATCAAAGGTGCCGAACGTGATTACGATTTTTCCGATGCCGTCTTCTTGAAGAACAAAAAAGTCGTCCTCTTGCAGAACATCACGGCGAAGCACAGGCAAGTCAGTGCCACCGGCTTGGCCGGGAAACAACCGATTGAGTGCTGTGCCGAGTGAAATCATTAGGCGCGAGCGTTAAACGCCACCACAGAGCCGCTGGAGATCTGAAAGCCGGTGATGTTGCCAACCAGCGGAAAGCCGGCGGGAAGCGTCTTGGAGGTCCAAGTGCCGCTGATCTGAAAGCCGGTGATCGACGTAAACACCGTCGGCTCAGTCGGAATCAATGCCGAGTAATTTCCGGTCTGGGCGGCGGTGCTGGTGACCAGCGTAAAGCCTTCGCGGCCCATGCTGTACTCGGTCGAAATGTCTGCTTGAAAGGCCATTGTGTTTAATCAGTAGAGGGGGCCCCGGCCGTATTACCGAGGCCCCCGGGTTGTGTTATCCTTTGCGAACTTTTGGTGCCAGGGCTCCCTGTATCCACAGGATGAGCTTGCCTCCTTCGGGAACGGTCGCGGTGTTGAAGCCGTCGCGTTGGAGCGTCGCGTCGACTTCGGGACCAGAAACGAGCTTGGTTTTGCCGTTCTTGTCCACCGAGATGGTAGTTGCGATTCTCATGGGTCAGCCGATTAGGCGGTGATGAGAACCTCGGCCTGTGTGGTGTCCGCGGCCGCGGCTCCGAACATGATGTCGTAGGACGCCATGTGAGCGCGGGAGGCGCGGCTGTACCAGACAGACAGCAGGACCGAAAGGCCGTTGGACAGCTCGACCGTGCGCTGCTCCAGGAACTCGCCGGCGATCATTCCGACCGGGAGGCCCGAGGCCACCGCAATGGCGTCCTGGCCGCAAACGAAGCCGGCGGTGTTGGCGATGGCGCCGGTCCAGTCGTTCTGCTCCAGGATGTTGTTGAAGCCAAAGAAACCGTTGTTCAACGGGCCATATCGGCTGTCAGGGAACGGGTTGGTTCCAGCGGCAGCGGTGAACTGACCGGAGAACATCAGGCGAGCCAGGTGGCCACCGTCGAGCAACAGCAGCTTCTGGCGGTAGTTCTTGGCCAGGGCCAGGATCGCCGGGAGGTCGGAGCTGTCGAAGTTGGCGGCCGTTCCGATGGTGGTTCCGGCGCCGTAGTTGCCGGAGGTCATGACAGCGGTCACCTTCTTGGAGATGGCCAGGGCGAAGATCTCAGCGGAGCCCTGGGACAGGTCGGAGAGGGCAAAGCCCTGGTTCAACTCCTGCTGGGTGACCGTGAAGGTCTTGGTGATCTGGTTCACCGTCACCGAGGTGGCGGCCAGAGTGGACTGGTTAGCGGCGCCATCCTCGAAGTTGGTGGCGTTGTCGACCGCGGCGTCGCCGGTGGTGAACTTCTTGACCTGCACCGTCGCACGGGGGCGGAGGTTATCCAGGCCGACGTTGCGGGTAAAGCTGCTGATCATGGCCAGCTTGGCGCTGATCACGGTGATCACGGCGTCGGCGAGATAGTCGACAACCAAGCCGGAGGCGAAGGTGTTCGCAGCCTGGGGAGCGATCAGCGCCGACTGGCGGAGCAGTTCGCTGTGGTTCTCGATCAGGAAGCGCTGGCGCTCGGCACCGGCGCGGAGGCTCTTGTGCTTCTCCAGGAGGGGGTTGCCAAGGTTCTGGATCACCGGCCGGAGAGGCTCGGGGGCAGGGGCGGCGGTGATAGCCTTGGCGCTGATGGCGGCGGCAACGGCCTTGGCCACGATGGCGTCGATGTCGAGGGCGGACGGCGCACTAGGAGCGGCCGCCACCACGGTGTTTGATTCAGTCATGTTGTGTGGTGTCTGCTGTGATGTCGGCGCGGTTGTCGCGCCATCGGCGGCAGCGTCGGTGCTGCCGGTCGAAAGTTTGTCGTCCGGAGATTCATCCGGGGTCTCGCCCTCCTCGATTTCGAGCTGGGCATAAAGCGCTTTGAACCAATCACGGCCTGCGGCGCCTCCCCAAAGGTTGGCTGCCACGTCGGCCGGTGTGTTGGGCTCGGCTTCGAGGAAGCGCTCGTTGCGTCCCCACCAGGCGTTGGCTGTGCGGATCTTGTCCTCGGTGGGCGCCTCACCGGCCACCAGGGCCTCGGCGTCCAGGACGGTCTGCTTCTCAAGGCCATCACCGGCGAGGCCTTGGGCGTACTGCTCCAGGCCGCGGCGGAGGTTGTTTCGGACAGTCTCGGGAGCGGTCTTGGTGACAGCCCGAGGATGCCAGCAGGCGGCGATGGCCATCTGCTCCTCGGTCATCTTGTCGGCCAGGCCGAACTGGATGGCCTCCTGGGCGGTGAACCAGGTCTCCTCTTTCATTGCAGCCCGGATCTGAGAGGTCGGGCGGCCGGTGACCTTCGAATAAATACCAGCCAGCACCTCGGCGTGCTGATCCAATGCATCGGCCATCTTCCTCATTTCCTCAGAGGTGCCTGCCACCATTCCGGAGGGGTCGTGAATCATGAACAAGGCGGCATCGGCGATCTCAACAGTGTCGCCGGCCAGGGCAATGATTGAGGCAATCGAGGCAGCGATGCCGACCACCCGGGTGGTGACAGGCGCCTGCCGGCCCCGCAGCATATTGTAGATGGCAAGGCCGTCCCAGACGTTGCCGCCGGGGCTGTTGATCTCGATCACTAGGGGGCCTTGGCCGACGTCCTGCATGGCCTGGCTGAAAGCCTTGGCCGAGATTCCAGATCCACCAAACCAGTCTTCACCGATCTGATCGAAGATCTGAAGGGTGGCCGGCTCAGAGGCCGAGGCCCGGGGCTGATAGGAAAGCCAGTTGTTGATCTTGGTCATTCTGTTTTCTTGGATCTGGTTTTCCGTTTCTTAGCCACAGCAACCACCTCTTGGATGGGTTGGGCTGGTATCTCCTCGGGCATTGTCCCAGAGGGCTCTGCCTCGGCAGCCATCTCGGCTGGCTCGGGCGCGATAGGCTGCTTCTGGGCGGTCGAGATCTCAGAGACATCGAGGCCGTACTTAGTGGCCAGGTCTTGGATGTACCGGGCTTGTTGAGCCTTGGCCTCCAGGGCGGATCGCCAGTCGATGCCTCGGGCGCCGTAGATCTCGTCGTAGGTGGTAACACCAGCACCTAGCTCAGCGAGCTGTGCAGCAGAGTTGCGGCCCACGTCGACGTTGGGAGCCCGGGGTGCCTGGATAGCGACCTCGTACCAGTCGTCGGGAGAATCTCGCAGGCTGGGATCGGTGCGGATGGCGTATTCCATCACATACTCCCAAATCCTACGGGCGGCCGAGGCCATCACCTGGTGACGGCTGCGGAACCACACTGAAGACATATCCAGGGCGCCACGGTAGACCGTGCCCTGCATTCCTTCTGGGAAAACCAGGACGTAAGGGATGCCAACGCCGGCGCACACCTTCTCGGTCAGGCTGCGCCAGTATTCGCGCATGTTGACGTTGGGGCGGTCGGCTTGGAACTGCTCGAACTCGTCCCCGGACTTCAGCACCTTGACCGTGCTGCCGAATACGTTCTCGTAGTAGGTCTGGGCGGTGCCCTGACTTCCAACCACACCAGAACGGAGGCTGCTGGCCTGCACCTCACCGGAGCTGGTCTTGATCACCTGGGCCACGCTGGAGGCGAGCTTGCAGGATTCCATTTCCAGCTTCTGAAGATCGTCCAGGTCGTGCAGGTCGTTAATGACGCACGCCACGAATGGCAGGCCGCGGAGCTGGCCGGCACGCTGGGCCTCGTAGATGTGGACGATGGAGTCGGAAGATATTGACCGGATCTCGGTGAGTTGGCCTTGGTTCGTTTCCTGCCCAATAAAGTAGGAAAGAGCGCGGCCTGTTTTGGTATCAAACCGGACTCCATCGAAGATATCCGGAGATTGATCCTGGCCGGTGGGTGTGGCCACCTGTTGAGGTTCGATGAGCTGAAGACGGGGGCGGCCCGAGTCTCCCTTGGTCAGCAGAAGGAAAGATTCGCCATCGTAGAACCATCCACGGGCGGCCAGGCTCATCAGAGTTCCGAAAGACTGCCGGGATCCGATGTCAGGGTAGCGGCTCCAGGTATCCCACCATTTCTTCGCTCGGAGATTCCAGTCGGGATTCGAGGAAGCCGGCTGCACCGAGAAGTTGCTGCCGACCGTGTAGTTCTCGAACAGGTCACCGAGGCGATTCATCACCGCGTTGTTCTGCTCGAAGAATCGGCTCTTTCGGACGATCTGCTGCCGGGTCGAGGCAGTGACGTCGAACCGTACCGAGGTGTAGCTGGTGTCCAGGAAGGAGCGGCGTATTGAGTTGGACGCGCCCTCGTAGCGGTCGACAGGCGCCGACCGGAACTTGCTCAGGATGGTGTCGAGGAATCCCATTAGGTCATCCCCGTTCTGATGGCGCCCTCTCGACGGAAGTTCGAGAAGTCACCGCCGTAACTGGTCACAGCGACCAGGACGACAGCCATCATTTTGTTGAAAACCTGAGTGTCGGTAGGGGCTGCGATGCCGTCCTGGCCGAGTAGATAGACCGCCAGCTCGTAGTCGGCTATCAGGCTTTCCCACATCTCGACCATCTCGGACGGGGTGGGGGCGCCTTTGCCGGGCTCTGCGAATTCGACTGAGACATCCGAGGAAGATGTCGACCGGACAACCTGGCCGGATTCAATCACCGAGGCCGCGGCAATGACCTTTGAGGTCAGGGCGGCCAGCAGTGTCGCGCCACCGAGGGCGCTGTAGACACTCCGCAAATAGGCTCGCTTGATTGCGACCGTGAAAGTAATCACTCCGCGTTCAGATTCCCATAGTGCTGAATGATGTCAATAGGGTCGTAAAACTACTCTGCCACCGTTGAAACAAGGTCATTCCAGAGCATCACCATGGCGAGCTGCATGATTTCGCAGTCGTGCAGATGGTCGGGCCACTTTTGGTTCCTCTTAACCCAGACGTGCTTGATGCGGCCGGCTCGGTTGGCTTGGGGTCGTAGGACGTGTGAGTCCAGGTGGCGCCAGTAGAGTTCAGGGTCGGCGATGTAGGCACCTTCGGCCTGGACGCTGGGCGGATCCTGGTGCACGCCCCATTCCCGGTCGATGTCACCTTTTCGCAGGCGGGACAGCATATCTCGGAGGTGCTCGGTGTCGAACACCAGTAGGGGCTGCACCACGTCGGTCCTCATCGAGGATGATGTCGACAGGCCGAAAGGGTGCACCGCCCCGGTGGCTGCTGTGAACCGGGCGCCGGTCTCTCGGCCTTTGAGCGGCATCCAGCCGATTAAGGCAGGCTTTCGGAGTCCACCTTCGGGCGGGAAACGCAGGCCGCACGGATAGCTGACAGAGTTGGATGTGATCGAGGAATAACTGCCGCACGCATCGTAAACTGTCTGGGTGTTGAAGCCGGAATCAATGCCAACATCCATGTCGTGGACCTCAAGGGCCACTTGCACCCGGCGAAGGGCTGCAAAATCATCGGCATGGCCGGCAGCCACCAGCGTGCTGTTGCCGTCCTTCCATTCCCGGCAGACCCACCACAGAAACGGCGCCACAGCTTGGACATCAGCGGTCAGGTAGCGACGGCCTCCGGTAATGGAAACAGCGGCCGATGCCTCGGGGCGCTCCTGCTGCACGTCCTGTTGCTCCCAAGGCTCGGCCAGGTTGCCGTTAATGAAGCCTTGGAGGCCGGCCATCGATGCCTTGGCCTCGAGGAATGAGACAGCCAGATAGCCCCAGGTGCACTTACGGTCGGGGCTGTAGAGGCTGCTTAGGTGGTAGGACCGCACACCGGGCATGGCGTTTGGGTTCTCTGGGCGCCATTGGCCATGCCGTAATGCTGCCACCTTGTGAGAGTCGGTAATTTTGCCTTGGCACAACTGGCAGACATAATGGGCCGAGGCTCGAATCTTGCCTAGGTCGTGCTTGCCGTCCTCGGCCTTGGCGTCGTCCCAGGTGACCTGGCGCCATTCCAATTTAATATACTCACGGCAGTGGGGGCACGGCAGGTAATACCGGCGCTGGTCACCGCGGAGGAAGCGCTGCCAGATCCGGCCTTCGACCACCGTCGGTGTGCTGGTCATAAAGGCCTTGGAGCTGCTGAAGCTCTTAAGGCGCTGCTCGGCCAGGTCGAGGGCGTCGGCTTCCTTGCTAGTCGCCTCGGCGAACTTGTCCACTTCGTCGGCGATCAGCACCCGTACCGGGCGGCTGGCTAGGTTGGCCGGGCTGTTGGATCCGACAAACGTCAGGGTCGACCGGGTAAAGTTCTGCTCTAGGTTGGTAATCTTGTCGGCCTCGGCCGGGAAACACTCAAGCATGGTAGGGCTGTCCTCCAGCATGGGCAGCCAGCGGGACTTCGAGAAGGATCGGGCAAGATTCTCGGAAGGCATCAGCCAAAGGGCTGGGCTTGGCTCGTTGGCGATCAGCCAGGCCAGGCCGGCCATCAGGGTGGTGGTTTTGGATGTCTGGGATCCCCAGCACAGCGTCACCTCGGAAACCGATGGATCCTTCCAGGCCTCCATAGGCTCCCGGGTATAGGGCCGTACCGACGTTGAGAAGGGCCCGGGGTGCTCGGTCTGCCGTTGGGTTAGGCGAAGTGATGCCTCGGACCATTCGACCACCGTCTGCTGCGGGGTCGGCTTGTAGAGGTTGCGGCGATAATCGAGCAGGTTGCGCTGGAGGTCGGTCAGGTTTTCCATGGGTCGGTATTGTGTAACGTCTTAAGGCAGACCTCCTGGACCCACCGGGTCAACTCGCGCTCGGCGTGCTCGGGGTCGTGTGGTGCTATCCGGCCGGAGAGCTGTTTAGGCATGGCCTTGATCAGCGAGGCCACGGCGCCGTCGTGCTCCTGCATCACCTTCCGCACCCAGTCTCCGGATACAAGGCGCCGCTCCTTCTCGGCCTGGGCGATCACCTCGTCACGGGCGGATGTCAGGTTCTTGGCTGCCGCGGCATGGATGGCGACCAGCCGGCCGGCATCGGCTCGACCACCGCGGAGGGCATCGACCGCCAGGTCATAGGCTGCACGCTCGATTTGCCGTTGCCTCTCGTAAGCGCCTTCTGGCGAGTCGGTAGCGGCTGTTGCGGTGTTGAGAG